CCACGCACAATCCGTCTGCTCGGTATCATCTGCGACCTCATCAAGAATCTTGCTCACAAGCTTCTGTGTAGTTTGATTGATTCCTTCTTTCAGCCCATCGTGATAGCCTTTGTTGTATGCTTCTCGCATCTTACTTTCCATCGAATGCAACGCTCTTTCCATCATAGCCATTGCTTCTTTATTCGATTCGATGCCCATCACTCGCTCCTTTCCGTCTGTGGCTCGTCCTTTGGCACATCGAATGGGCATCTTTCATCGAAGTAGCACCCATCACAATGCTTGTTATCCCAAAAACTTCTGCTCTCAACACACTTTCTGTAGGCATTTAGTTCCTCGCAATTGTTCGGTTTTTCCGAACAATTCTCGGTCTTGCGGTCTGCGAAATTGAATCCAACATACGATGTTTCGCCTTTAAGCACCCACCCGTCTGTGGACTTTATCAGCGTGTAGTTACCCTCTTCGAGGTTGCCTTTAAACAGTATGCTCATCGTCCACTCCTTTCATTCTTGCTCCGCATGATGGGCAGAAATTATAGTCCGCAGTTCTCCATTGCGTTTCTTCAAAGCCACAATTACTGCAATAATCTGTGTGATGGTTTTTGGGCTTCCACTCCCCTTGCGGTCTTTCTGTCTGTGGCTCGGTCTTGAGATAAAGCATTGCCTTACAAGGCTCTTGTGAAAAGCAATTTTCTCCGTCATAGAATTTGCACCACTCACAAATCTGTGGCTCGTCAACTTGTTCCATTTTGGAAATAGTTGGCTCGTCCTGTATTATCACGCTTGGTGTTATTCCGTCTACTTGCGGATAGTACATAGTTGGCTCGTCCTTATATAGCCATTCAAAATATTCTTCATTTTCTTCCTGTATCGGACACGCTATGAAATTTTGTGGCTCGTCCTTTGGTTGATAATTACTTTCCCCACAAGTTCTGCACCAATCGCCTAACTTGCCTTGATGTTCACAAGTGTCACAATCGGGGTCAAAAATCTTTATCGCCATATTGAGAGCCTCTGTAATATTGTGTGCGTCTCTCTTTTCCGCATTTTTCCTCAGAAGTTTAAGCCAATATATTGCATCTTCTATCGTCATCACTCGCCCTCTCTTTCTCCGTCCATTTTCGCACCGCAGTTAGGGCAGAAGTGCGGTTCGTATGGATTTTTTATTCTTTCTTTACATACCGAACATTCAATCTCATACACCCACTGATTGATTTCCCAATAGCGTTTTATCTCTATCCACTCACCACGCTTCGGCTCTATGGTTGGTGCGTCATCAATCGCAAAATGTACTTGGTCATATGTATATCCCTCGTTGTGTTTATCTCCGCATCGCACAATCCACTTTTGTTTTGCCTTTAACGCTTCGTGTAGCGCATCTGCATCTATGTATCTACTCATCGCAACCTCCAAAGAATCAGAAATTGAAGCCCTAATATTGCTCCTAAGAGTGCACTATGCCAAGTTTCAACGCTCATCACGCACCTCACCATATCCGCAGTAAAAATTGCCATCGTGATAAACAGTAATATAATTATCATCATCATCTTTCCATTCATCACAGTATTTACAATCGCCATCATAGGTTAAATGTGCTTTCTTGCAGTCCTTGCACCTCACCAAGTCCTGCACATACTGACCGCCCTTGACCTTGATGTGGTCACTTGTCAGGCGTACTATCACTTCTTTCACTTTTATACCTCCTATACATCCGCTGTGCCCGTTCCTCTTCTCTGCTTGCGATGACCAGCAGCGCATAATCCGTAACCAGCAGGAGCGCAATTACTATCACGAACGCGATTATTTTGTATATCATCGTACCGGCCTCCACTTATCACATACCGAATATTTCTGCCTCCAGTCGGCTGCGTCGATAATATGCCCCTCGATGCACTTGTACCGTTTGGCATCAAGGAAATATCTGTACGCTCCGCAGTTGAAACAAGTGCGCTTCTGCTGTGTCAGATCCTCATCGCGTGTAATGTAACCGTCGTTTTCAATCTCTTTCAAGGTAGTCTCCAATCCGTTATTAAATCCGCTATTGTCATTTGTGCCCGATTCCGTTCGAGCCGTTCCTGCCCGAGCCGATAATAGTCCGCATCGATCTCGAAGCCGACATACTGAAAGCCGAAGTCCTCACAAGCTATCAGCGAAGATGCCGAGCCGACATGCGTATCGAGAATCTTGTCGCCGGGCTTTGCGTAGTTATCAAGAATCCACTTATAAAGCTCTACCGGCTTTTGCGTCGGATGAAAACGACCATTCTGCCCGACCGCACTTATCTCGAACCATTTTGCGTTATCGTTGAACGACGTCCACGCATACTCACACATAGCCATCGAGAACTTCTCAGGTACGTTTGTTTTACGCCATATCAGAAAACAGCGGTTTGCTGGCAATTCGAAGTAGTTGCCCCCCCATATGATCTGATTTCGTGAGACGCGGAAAAGTTCTTCGAAGTATTCTTTTCCCGGCGCGACGTCCCACGCTATGATTTTTTTCCGAACTTCGCTGCCCAAGTCCCGCCGGTTCTGGTAGGTGCTGTACTTCTTTCTCGCTCCGAAAGAGTAATGCCTCGCCCCCCCCGATATTTTTCGCCGGGGATGCCTCCTTGATGTATCGGTCGAATCGTTGTCCGAATCTCGTTCCGTTCTGCCATGTACCCCCCCCATCACCATATGGCGGGTCAACGATCGCGAGGTCAAAGTACCCGTCCGGGAACTGTTTCATACCTTCCATGCAATCCATGTTGTAGTAGCCGAAATCAAGCATTGTGCCTCCTATAATTCCGTGTTGATCTTGCCAGCGAGCCTCAGTGTAGCCTCCATCTGTCTCTCAGCGTACCCGATAGCAACGATAGTGTCCGGCTTTGGCGGCTGCTTCTCCGTCTCGCGTTCCTTGCGCTTCTTCGCCATCGAGCGTCTGTTGGTCTCCAGCAATGCCGCATAATGTGTCTTGCGGTACTCGCGATAGTTCAGCTTCTGCCGTTCCTTCATGCACTCAGCGCAGCCGCACGTTCTCTGATCGCTGCGTCTCGGTATGTATTCGACCCCGCAAATGATGCAGAGCCTCGGTTCGTAGTTCTTCATCGGTTCCTCTTCTTAAACTTATGTATCTGATACAGTTTCTTCTGCCTCGCGAGGTCCGACTTGTTGGCCTCATACTGGCTGTTCTTATAGCACTCCCAGCACAGCCACATCGTCTTTCGTCCTATGTCGTACGATTCCATCCAGTGGTCATCAGCCTCACAGCCGCAGATATCACATTTGCGCTTCACCTTTTGCCTCCCACATATCCGCCAGCCTGACAGTCTTACGGCTTTCGATTCTTGTCTTGATCTCCGGCAGAGCAAGCTGAAAGCGTCTTTTCGCCATCTCTCTGCTGCTCTCGATCTCCGGCCATATAGTTCTGAGGCCTTCGATGTCCTCCACATATTCCTGTATCTCCTCAGGCAGTTGCTTGAAGTCATACTGCGTGAATGACTTTGTGCTTAGTACCGTTTCAGCGTGACAGTATATTTTCCTCTGATACTCATCGCTCCATCTGAATCCGCCTGAATCTATGATGGATATGCGCTCTTTATCATTTGCGAGTACATCAGCAATGTTTACAAGTTTGGTAAACAGCTTATCCGTCTCGGTAAATGTCTTACTGCTCGTTGTTTTGGATACGGCAGTCAGTTCCTTGATGATGTCGCCGGGAAGAGGAATAAAAGCATTCCCCTTCCTGACGTAAGCATTGACCGCCCTCTCCACATCGTCATAGCTGTCGGATCTAAACGTCTCTTGCCATGAGTCAAGCATCGACGCTCTCTCATCTGCTGACATTTTCTTTGCCTGAGTAATATACAAACGGCAGATGCGCTCAAGTATTCTTTTTGTGTCTTGTCTTGTCATCTGTCCTCCTTAATCAATGTCTGCGAAAAAAAGGAATTTCTCCTCGGGAGGGGGAGCGTCCGAGTTTGCTTGCAAACCGGACACATTCCCATCCCCATTAACATTCTCATTTACATTCTCATTTACATTCTCATTAGGTTTTTTATTTGAAAACCTATGGTTATTGTTTGGTTTTGGTTTGGTTTCGTCTTGGTTTTTTTTCGGGCGTCCACCCTTACATCCGTTCTCAAACTTTCTATTGTTCGCATCTATCTGTGGTTTCAAGGCATTGAACAGTGCCATAGCCCCGCCCGGGAGGTTGTTTGGCTCAGTGCCGTCCAGAGCATAATCGAACAATGCGATAAAAAACGAAAGCTGATATTTTTTCGGTAAGAGTTTTATAGATGCTAAGAAGCTCCTGTAAAACACCATGCTATCTCTTGTCATGCTTCTCCCACTCCATATACATCTCTATCCATTCATCGAACGGCATCGTGACGAGCCATTTTTTTCTGTCCTTCCTGTGAAAGACTGCCGGCTTTTCGCCGCCTCTCGCATCTCGGACAGCCTGTTCCACAGCGTTTTCTATATTCAGCTTCTCCACTCGCTTGACCTCTATATGTATGCCGGGGAGGCCGACAACATCCGCATCGCCATTAGCTCCGCTGAATTGCTGACCTCTCCGCGTTTCATAACCATATTTCTGTAACAGGTGAGCGACCTCAATCTCGCCACGCTTGCCTTTGTTTCTGCTATTCATTTGGCTCCTTCATAAAGCACATCCAATTTGTGCCGCTTTTCTTTCCGCTTTTCTGCCCGAACAACGGCGTATATCCGATAGCTTTGATTATTTCTGGCGTCGGGATTGATGTCTCTGCCCATTTGAATACGAGAACACCATATGGTTTTAGAACTCTCATACACTCCGACACCCCCCCCGAAACTGAGGCGAGCGCTTCTTCTTTAGTTTTGTAGTGCCCGTATGCTTTTGTAAGCCACCTATTATTTCCGTTCTCGCTGATAATATGCGGCGGGTCAAATACGGCTAAATGAAATGTATTATCTTCAAAAGGCAAGTCTGTAAAGTCCGCAATCATATCGGGGTGTACCTTAATATGTCTTGTAGCAGGCTGTGCCTTACCGAAGGTCTGCTCATATTCGACCTCTCTCTGGTCGCAATACAGAGCGAGAGGATGGTGTTTATTGAACCATATCGAACGGCCTCCGCATGTCACATCTAATATTTTCTTGTCCATGCGGACCTCCTTAAAACGGTATATCATCTTCCGCCGCACTGAAGCTGTCAGGAACGTCTGCCGGCGACAGCGGTCTCGGTGTAATAGGCTCGAGTTTCTTAAGTTTCGGGATTTTGTAGCCTCCCGGCTGGCCTTCGCCCTTACGGATGCGTTCGACAGAACAGATATAATTGACATATGGTCTTGTGTAGACCGTGCCGCTGTTGCTTTCGGCCTCTTCGTCGCCCACCACCACGCCGACACATTTGCCCTTCCACGAGTGCGGATCTGCGAGGTTGACCTTGTCATTAGACTCGGCCAGCGATGTCTGTATGCCGCCAACCTTAGAGAGCAGCCACTCAGGAGAGCTTTTCATCGGCTCTGCAAACCAGTATGTCAGCCATCTGTCCTTGCCCGAACTCTGATTGTTCCTCAT